GCACCGTGAATGTAATGGATCGTATTCCATGCCCTTTGGAAGACTGAAAACTTTATCTTTTTATTAGGCTGTATTATCTTCAGCTCAACAGTGAAGAATCCTGTAACATTGTGAAATATTACGCAATCCGGGAATCCGGGAGTAACATAGCTTTCAAGGCGTGAAACAATATAGTCACCACTTTTTAATAACTTCCTGAAACTCTTCCAAAGCCTTGTTTCCGGCTTTACGGTCATACTTCGTTTTGTCTTTTACTATCTTCTGCTTGTACTGGGGTGATGTCCTTAAGTCCCTCGCTACCGGATTTCTCTTCGACCGAAAGGACAGTTTTATCTCCCTCTTTTTTAAATTTTCCATCCAATCCCAACTCCTTCAGTTGTTTTAAAACGTCTTCACGGGACATAGAATCAATACTTCCTGTCCTGATTTCTTTGCGGTCAATGTACAGTCCCGCAGCCTGCCCTCGCAGGCGCTCAGCATTAACAGCAGCACTAAAAGACTTTTCCACCAGTGACTTCTCACGAAGCCTTGCCAACTCCTGTACGTGCTTCTGTAACTTGACTTCATGTGTTTTCTCCAGTTCAGCCCTTCGCTTGAGAACCGCGTCCACCACCTTTGGGTATCTCTTGCCGTTCAGCAACTGGGAAGAGGTAACGTTGGCTGACGCCTCCGAGTATCCTGCCTGTCTTGCGCATTCCGTTGGAGTCAAACGACCCTCGTTCTCGGCGTAGATCTTGACAAACACACGCTGCTTGTCAGTGAGCCCGTCACTCCGAATTGGGTGTTTTAGGGCCCCTCCGCTCTGCCTTGTTTTTGCCACAATGGTGGCACCACTGGTGTCACCTCTCAGCCTTTCATCGACCATCGAATTCCCCGCTCTATAGTTGAGTTTTTACTCATTTGTTTTATTATTTGTAACAAAAGTTGCTTGCGTCGTTTAGAGTAGTGCCACCTTGGTGCCACCATATAAACGATTGATTTATAAAGGTTAATCAGGAAAGGTGGCACGGTGGCACCATATCCCGGTCTTTTTAAAAATAAAAAAAACATTTTAGCAAAATATACACTATAGGGACCACATTACAAGATGAAAAGTGACCGATTTGCGCCATTCCGTTTTCCTATCCAGTGTCGCCTTATCAATTGGTGAATCAGGGCATGTATTGGAGCCTTGGACCGCGATCCATTAAGCTGCTTCAGTTCCTCGTAGGACGGCGAGTGCCTGTTCGCCTTTATGAAGTCCTTGATGATGTTATAAAGCTTCTTCTGCTTGGGTGTAAGCCCCTCCCTAGACTGTGTATTTTTCTCCTGTGCTTCCATTGATGTATACCTCCTTCTTGCGGCTTGGGAATTCATCGTATCCTTTCGCGTTTGGGTGTCCGTGATAATCCTTCCTTACCTTAGCATACATTTCGTTTGGACCCAACTCCTGAATTGTTTCGGGCGTGATTGAGTCGTACAGCTCACGCTGCAGCTTTTTTTCCTCCGCGTTCAGTTTCTTTGGTCTGTAGTTGTTGTACCCAAGCTTGGCCCACGTTATCCTGATCCCAGGAGGTGGCCTGTTCAGCGTCACGCCGGCCCTGTTCTGGTGCGACCCCGTCCACGTTCCTGGGGCGTAGTGCTTGTCCATCACGTAGTTGTAGCAGTCCTCGTTGGATCCGAACTGAACAATCTCCTTGCTCAGCAGCTCGGCGTCCTTCCACACGTTAATCTCGTATTTGTCCATAGCTCACTTCCAGATATTCTATTTTCTTCACCCAACCCTTCGGGATTGTTATGTATCGTCCGCCTTCCTTGTCCTCTTCCTTTGTCTCCTGCGGATCGGCGCACCAGGATCCCATGATGGTGACCCTGAGGTCATCATCCCTGATCATCCATCCAATGTCAATGCACGTTGCCAGCTTGGCGTCGCGCATTTTCCCAAGGGGCACCCATCCGGTGTCACCGTCCATGGCGTCCATCCACGTGATGCGCACCATCGGCCAGCAGTCCGGATATTTACTCGATGGTAAACTGCTCTTCCGTTCCGTCTTCTCTTCGCTCGAATTTTGCGTTGTCATCATCGTCCCTGTGCCTGTGTCCTTCCGTTACAACTTCCATGATCTGGTCTCTGGTTTGCAGCCTTACCTCATAATCCTGGAATACCACCACCCAGAAGCGGGCTTCCCCACCCTGGTTCGTCCTGGCTTTTCCCGCCTTGAAGTTTTCCACCGTCTTGCGGAAACCCATGGACAGGAGTTCCTGTAACCTTGACTTGAACAGCACGCGATCCGACATGTCCTCAAACCGAACGTACCAGGAGGGTTTTTCCGTCAGCCCCGTCTTGGGGTTGATGGTGCCGTCCTCCACCTGGTGCATATCTATGATCTTCAGTGTTGCCATCAGTTTACCGTGTCCTTGTTGTTCCAGTTGTGCGCCGCCTCGCGGTATTTCTCCTGGAGTTCCTCTTCGTTAAACCCGGAAAGGACTTTCCCCTTCCTTCGCTCCTGATAACCCTTCGCAAAGTCATCAATGATCTCCATAAGCATGAGCGTCGGAAACTGCACCCCGTGCACCTTGGTTGCGCTCAGCTTTCCAAGCGTCTCCTGGAAATTGTCGCCTTCCTCCTCGCACTTGCGGAGAGTTTCCCTAATCTCTTTTGTTGCCCTTAACAATTCTTGCATTTTTTATCCTTATTCCCTTCTCGTCCGCCGCCTTCTTGATTATGTGCATCATTTCCTGTCCCGGTCCGCGGTGCATGCTCTCCCCCATCCGCACCAACGCGTCATAGTAGGGGATCCTTATCGCCACGGACTTGTATTTCGTGGTGTCAACCATGTGCTTTCATTCTCCGATCTTCCCGTGTCTTGATGAAATGGCAAGGATTTGCGCACAGCAGTTGAAACTCGGCTCTCTTGTCATGAAAATTAGAAAAAACACCGTAGTTGCCTGCCAAGAGGGTAAGTTTACCGTGGCGCATTTTAAACTCCTCGTATATTTCATTGAAAGTTGGATCAATGTGGTCGAGATGGAGTGGATTATCATAATTTCCTTCCGCGCCACAATAATTGCAGACGTAGTTATTGTCCTTCAATTTGAATTTAACATAGGATGAATTAATTTTTTGTCGCAATTTTGCCTTGCAAACGGCGTCCTGATCAGCGAAACACGTAAAAACGTGCTTCCTGTTGATTGGCAAAAATTGATTTGAATTAAAGGGAGCGTATGACAGGGGATAATTACTTCCTGTTTGACTAAAATTTCGTATTCCCCATTTTCTGGGTTTCCTGTGCAAACGATAAAATTTCAAATAATCATCGTCGTCCACCAAGTAATGATCGTATATGTAGTTAAACCAGGATTGTTGTTCGTCATCAAAAACAAAAAGCTCCCCTTTTTTTCCTGTCTTGTTCGGATTTTCCCACTCTATGCCTGCAATTAATTTTTTATATAATCTGTTGCACGAAGTGTAAGTTGAATGCCATTCGCCAAACCAAAATTTCCTTTTCATTACGCGTTGATCCCCTTCACCGGTCCGTCCAGCTTGAAGTGCACGTTGAACGCCATTGATCGTCTTTCACCATCGGACCTAAACGGGTAGACCTGGTGTGCCAGCCAGGACGGAAACAGATAGAAATCCCCAACCACTGGCTTCACGATGTAACTGTGCCTTGCGAAGTGGTTCGGAAGCGATCCGAGGAATTCCAGGCATCCGGCCGTTGGATGGTGGTCCTCCTTCTCATATTCCTCCTTGAACTTCGGTGGTATTTTCAGGAACGCCACCCCGGAGAGGTTGGCGTCATGTATGTGTATGGGATTGAAGTCCCCCGCAACCTGACTGACCACCCACACGCTGAATGATACCTGTGCCTTGTCGTTCAGCCCTTCCGGGAGAACGCGCTTGATGTACTCATGTGACATGGCAACAAGAAACTCGGGAAAACCCTTGATCTCGTTGTGGTTGATCGCGACCTCCTTCCTGACATTCCCCGCCAGGTTGTGACTCCAGTCACGCTCCCTGCTCAGCTTTTCGTCGTGAAGAATTTCGTCCGCCTGCGCGTTGAGAAGGTTGACATAGCCCTGCGGCATGCTGACCTTCAGGATGCTCGGTCCGAACGGCTGGTAGATG